GCGAGCAATAGATACATCGACTACGTCTGAAAGGTTGTTAGAGCCTAGCATGTCACCTCCACCTGCAGGAGTACTCCAAGCTGGGATATTTCCGTCAGATACAAGTGACTGACCAACCGTACCAATACCAAGATTTACAGGAACACCAGCACTGTTTACGTAAAAAACATCACCTTCAGTGTATGAGCCACCAGCAAAAGCTTCTAAAAAAGCTTTTTCTGCTGAAGTAAATGATGTGTATACAACTACTGGCGTTATTGACATATTTTATATTTTAAACCCCTTATCAGGGAACTGCTTCTCATGAGCAATTCTGATTCTGTTAATGTAAATCTCAAGGTCTGACTCTACTTTGTTTCGTTCTTTTACAGTACTATCTAACTTTTGTTTCTCAAGTTTTGCTTCTGATTTAAGCTCTTTAAGCATTTTCTCAGCCTTGTCCACATTTTGTTTACAATGTACTTGTTTAGCTTCTGTCTCATCAGACACAAGTTTGGCATCTAAAAGAATTTCCTTATAAGCTTCTTCTGCTTCTTCTCTTTTAATTTTAAGTACTTCAATATCGTCTATATATTCCGTTTTAAGAGCCTCTTTCTCTGTAAGTGAAGCAATGCTCGTGTTTAAGATTTTAATCTCTTCCTGAGCCGTGTATACCCATTCATTTTGACGTTTGAGTTCCTTCATAGACTCTTTCTTCTGAATCTTTAGAATATCTACTTCTTTTTCTGCTCTTCTAACAGAATTAACAGAATCTCGCTCTGTTTGTCTTAAAGCTTCTTGTTCACCTTGAATTGCAGCGAAAATAGAGTCAGAGGCAACTTGATTTAGTATCAATTCTTGCTTTGAATCCTCTACTTCTTTCTCAACCGTTTTCTTCTCAGAATAAATACTGGTTAATCCAGTACTAGCTTCAATGATTTCTCTACGGAGAGAAGCGAGCAGAATCTTTTGATTTTTTACTTCTGTCGCTGTATCCATGTCTTATTAAGTTAAGTTTAGACGGAACCTGTTACAGCAGATACTGCTACAGAACTTCCTGTTAGTGTACCAGTTCCTTTGACTGAGATTTTTACAGAGTCTGCCAATAGAGGAGATATTACAATCCAGTATGAACCAGATGTATCGAAGACATATTCAGAAGCGTCAACAGATACTACACCTCCTGAGGCTGTTTCTGTAATCTGAGTTCCGTATGTGACTCCTGCATCAATAGATGACTCGATTTTAACTTCAAGTGACGTAAGGCTTCCTTTGGTAAACTGAACCAGAACTCCTAAGTAATTCTGTCGGTCAAATCCAATTTCTGCTCCTGCAACATAACCAGCAGTCAAAATTGCAGCACTTCTTACTTGGTGTCGTGATTTTGAGTAGGGCATCATAATAATAATAATTTATTACTGGTTCTTTTAATGTACAACTGTTCCTAAAGAATAAACTGTGTATGTAGTTGCTGATGTCAAAACAAGCATAAATCGCTTTGAGTTGTTTTGAGCAATAGTCATTACTCCTGAAAGAGTTGCTCCAGTATTTGTTGTTAGAGTAATAGTCTCAGCAGCGTCGGCTGTGTTTCTTATAGTGAACTCAAAACTTGCTCCTACCGTTGGCTTATTTAGTGCAGCGATAAGATTTGCAGCAGTCGGAACCGTGTCAGCTCTTCCTGCTCCGTTCGGGTCTCGAAGAACAAGGCCTCCAAGAAGCTGTTCTGCTGTATATGAGAAAACACCTACTGTTGTAACTGTTGAAACGGCTTTGTTTTCAATTACTACTCCTTCTCTTAGTTCAAGTGAACTCAATCGTGTTACTCCGTTTTGATTAGACATAATATTTTAGTTATAACTTCTGTTCTTTTATCCAGAACTTCTTTATTTGTAATGTTGATGGGTATGAACCCTGATTCCAGAAGCATTTTGTTCTTTTCTAACTTCTGTGGGTGTCCATTGATTTCTATAGCGTAGTTATCTATTAGGAAGTCAACTTCTGAACCATTTAGCTTAACTTTAGCCTGAAAGGGTATTTTTGCGTTCTTTAGTTCTTCTGCAAATACTCTCTCGGCCTTTGTTGTGTGTTTCTTTTTGAGAAAACCTCTCATAATCTTGATGTTACGACCTCGTGAGAGGAGAGATAATAACCTAGTCTATTGAGGTAGTTTTTAGAGATACTACCAAACTCTCTCGTTAGGCGTTTAGACCAGTTGAGAAAACGTGTCCTCGAACATCATTGAATCCGTAAGCAAAGTCCATTCCTGCTGAATAGTTAATCTCCTTTGTTCCGTAGTCAATGTGTTGTGCATCAAGAACCAAGTCCATTCCTTGCTTCAGTTGGAAACCAAACTTATCAGTTACCATACTTTCATCGAAGAAATCAAACGCTGTATCTGAAGTCAGGTACGGGTTTGCTGCAATTTTAAAGTTAGTACCAATACTAGCTTCTCGGTTAGCAGTTCCTGGTTGGTCGCCTTTTGACATAGTCGCTAGAACCTCCATTGCTCGGTGATGAACAGATGAGTTCTTTCGACAAAGAAGAGTACTAAGGTTGATGTCTAGTTCTTCTCCAACTCCTCCCTTGATTGCTTGTGCAGTTTTAAGTGCAGCCTTCCAAGCATCGTAGTCAAAGTCCATGTTTACTGTTGCTCCGTCAGTTAATTGGTTAGCCCAGTCAGAGCCTCCGTCTTCTCGTGTGTGAGAAGTAGAGTTTGGTGCATCACCATCTCCTCCTGCGTTAGTAACTGCATAACTCAACTTTCCAGTACTATCAGAGTATGAAGTACTTGTCATGTTGTTGATTGGGTTTGCAAGAACTTGTTCTCGGAAACGCATCGCATCATTCTTCAGTTCTTTTACAAGACCTTCTAGCTTTCGAGCCTTTAGCCCATATCGCCACATTGGTCGAGTGATTCTTAGCATACCTGAGAAGAAAGACTGTGTATAAGTCTTATCGAACCCTTGGTGTGGCGAATCTGCTGGAATTTGTCCGTTTTCTGCAATCTTTGAGAAAGTCTTTACAGAAGTTACAGAACTATCCTTCACAATATAGTCATCAACTGATTCTACATTGTAAAAATCTTTGTGGTATTCGACTGTGTCAGCAGGTGACTTTAGCCAGATATCTTGAATAGATAAATCTGTAAGGTCAGATGCTGCTTGTAAGTCAAATGGTACTTGAGTAGACATATAATTTTATATTACTAATTATTATTAAGCTGCTACTTGTCCAAGGCGTAGAGCGATTCGACCAATCAGCTTTGTACCGCCGACTGCTCCAGAAATCCGAAGAGCGACAAATACTGCGTTTACATCTGTTGAGTGAGTTCCAGTGTTGTTTACTGTACCTCCGTCAGTCAAAAGATGTGCCTTGTTAAGTTGGTTCACTGCGGTTGCGTTTGTACAGTCTACTTCTACCATCATTCCATCGTAAATAGCGAATCCGTTTACTTCTGGGTTTGCTGCTGGTGTTGTGACTGTCTCTGCGATGATGCACTCAAGTGATGTTACATCACCAACTGAAGCAGTCATCTCTTTGATTTCTCCAGTTGTAGTGTCTCGGTATCCAAGGAATCCATTTGAGTATGCTGTTGAAGCATCTGCAACGTATGGGAACTTTGGTACAGCCACTGGTGTGGATAGTACTTTGAACATAAAGTTAAATTATTATTTTTTATCTGGGTACAAAGACTTGATTTCGCTTAATCGTGTTTGGATTTGTTCTCGTGAGAGTGAAGGATACTTTTCTTGCATCTTATCCACTTCTGCCTCGAAATCTGCGTTACCAGCAGTTGCTCCTTGTGAGCCTCCACCTTTAGTCAATGCAACCTTTCTACTAATTTCAGCTCGTGCTTGAGCTTTAGCCTTTTCAGCTTTCGCTTCTGGGTTTAAACTTTCTCTCACACGTTCTAAGAGTTTCCGATAACCAACGGCATCGGTTGGAGTCTTATAGAGTTCAAACTCTGCTCGCACCTTTGCCCATTCATCATCTTCGTCATACTCTGGGTGTTTCTCAAGAAATTCAGATACTGCGGTATTGGCAATATCCTTTGCAGATTCACCAGCGAGTTTATTCCTTTCAGACTGTAGTTCTTGTTGTGTAACAATGCCCTTCTGCTTTGCCCACGACTCAAACTTCTTTTGGTCTGCTGGTGATAATTCTTCATCTGGTTCTGAACGTTTAACATTTTCTCGTTTAAAAGTTTCAAGTGCATCAGTCGCAGCTTTCGCTGTTTCTACTGCAATCTTAGCTTCATCACGAGTTGCTGATATACCTTTGTTCAAATTCTCGATTTGCTCTGTGAGCTTGGCAATGGTTTGAACTTCAGCTTCTGCCTTTTGTTCTTCTGCTGTTTTTTCTGTTGACATAGATTCTAGTTGTTTGTTAACTACTTTTTATTTTACAAGGAGAGCGACCTCCCCGAACAAATCACCTAAAACTCCCTCATACGATTGAGGGCTGAACTCTACACTCGTTTCTAGCAAAAACAAATATAGGGTTCAACCTCCAACCAGAGTAAGTCCGTATTGAATAGTACTACCTTCTAATTAAATAGTACCACTCAAGGTGTCAAGTTTCAACTGTTTATAAATTCTCTACTACTTCAAATGCTTCGCACCACACGTTGTATGCACTCACTTCGCTTAGTTTTTGATTCTTTTCTTGTTCCGTTTTCTCTTCTCCTGTCAGACCAAATTTATAGTCTGTGTTAAACACAATATCCTTTACTGCCTTGATATTCTCTTCTGTTTCTGGCGTTAGGTTCATAACGAAGTGTTCATGGTACAAATCGTTTATTTCTTTTTGCAGGTAAGCTTGTTTCTCTGGAGAAACTACAAAGTTATTACTCTCTAAGTCCTTCTTCCATACCTCATGTCCTGCTTCATTTGTTTCCTTATCCACATACTTACCCACAATGCCTATTCTTTCCTTTTCTGTCATTTGAATACTTTGTGCTAATTCAGATACAAATCTGGTTCTCAACCGAGACTGTCTTCCATTAAGAGGAATCGTATGGAGCCAAGAAGCTAAACCAGTAAGGTAATCTTTTCTCATTCTAAATGCAGGAATTTTCTTGTTCTTGCTCATATATTTTTACTTAACTTTAAACTCTGGAATTGGCTGGTTCAGCTTTTGAAAGTAGCCAATTATATAACCTCGTACTCTATCGCAGTGCTTCCTTACTGCTTCGTATGAGTCTGAACTTGAGATAACACATGACCGTCTATCATCTGGCATGTATTCTTCAAAGACAGTATCTCCTCTCGCATCTTTCTTGTAAGCACCAGTTGGTCGGCCATCTTCATCAAGGTCTGAAACTGGTCGTCTTGACCGTACATTATCTGAAAGTCTAGCTGGAACTAAGAGACTAAATCTAAATCCAGGACGGTCTCCCATTGGCAGTAATTCTACTCCAAAGTCTTCTCCTAGCATCTCATTAACAATCAAAGACAGCTTAGGGTCGATGTGTTTACGAGCCTCAGAAGCTAGTTTTACGTCTTCTTCATTAGCCTCTTCTTTAAACTTATTGATTCCTCCAGTCTTCATGTTTTCTACATCTCTAGTCAGACTTGAAACTGTGTCAGTTAGACTCTCCATTCCTTGTGAGATTCCCTTCAAAAGCTCCATTAAGTCTGGCTCTGCATTCTTTTTTTCTTCTGTTTTTGGTACTCCTTTTGTCATAAATTTATTTTTTACTGTTCTTGAATAAAAAGGCTCTTGGGTCGTGTTTAGTCTTGGCTCTAAACCACAACTTCCAAGCCTCGTTTCTCGCTATTGCCATAGTAAGCTCATCTATTGGCAACTCGACCCTGCGATTTGCGTATCCCTGTGACTTTTCTTGGTCAGTCAGCTTTAACTGAACGTCATAGGGAATGTAATTGGTCTGCTTCTCGTGTCTTGCTGAAAGACTCTGTCTAAGTTCTTCGTTTGCCGTAAAATACATGAACATATAAATGTCCAGATAATTAAACGTAGCTAAAGTCTTTTTACCTTTATCATCAACAAACTGCATCTGGATTTTAGTCGCCTCAGTGTCCCCACTTTCTTGATTCACTTCAAAAATTGGAAAAAACTCTAAGACGACTCCTTCTTTAGACCGAATCTTCCAGTATTTCTTTGCTATTCCTCCCTTCTCTAGTTTTTCTTTATCGCTATTGCTTGTTGCCATAATTTAGATTTGTTTATCTGCGTATTTATTGATTCTCTTCAGGAGTAAGTTCAAACCTTCTTTCATTCCCTGAGTTCTGATAGTTTGTTTAGCATAAGCAAAAGCGTTCTCACCTTCTACTCTGGCAGTTGCTGATTCTGTGACTATTTCATCAATCAAATGCTCTATGGTTCCTTGATTCATGCTAAGAATCTCTCGGCATTTACTTTGTAGGAACTTATCTTGTCTAGGGTCTGACATATCTTTTTTTATTTAGCTCCAGTACTTCCAAATGCTTGAGATAACCTTTGTCCCATTCCCATTTTTCCTGAGCCATCTAGTTCTGACTTTGGTACAACCGTTTCAAGTTCTGGACTCTGGACTCCCTGTTGTTCCGCACCCTGTTGTTCTTGTTCTTGTCCTTCCTCAGCTCCTTCTTCTTTTTCTTTTAAGCCAGCAATCTTTCCTTGATTGTCCATGATTTCAATCCATTCATCTGGCAACCATTTTCTAGGGTCTTTATTGAACGCTAGTAGCATTTGTTTAACAGCTCGACCAATCTTGGCTGGGTCTCCTTGCATAATTAAAGGAATCAACATATTAGCCATTCTCAATGTATCTGCTTTCTCAAGTTCTTCTGACTGAATGAGAATACTGGTAGCATTTACAATTACATCTCCTTCAAACGCTAAATGTTCTGGCTTTATGTGGAAGAAGTTCTTCTCATCAGATTCAATAAATTGACCTGACTCGTTTTGAGCCACGTTAACCTGAGCTTCTCTATGTTGTTTCTTATAGAAGATTTCTTTGTCACCTTCGCCTTCGTTTTCGATAAAATAGAACTCTGGGTCTGCTCCAACTTCTGTTAGATAGTTCTGAATATCCTCTGGGTCATCTAGTTGCTCTACATGGTAGCCTGTATATACCTGCTTAATCAAGTCAATACGGTTTCTAAACTCCCATTCAAGTGCATACTGAATAGATTTAAGTGGAAGCCTTAGTCTCTTGAGTCCTGCTTCTCGACTTACACCAGCTTCAAATGCTGTACCTTTACCATCTGAGTCATCACCTTCGAGTTGCTTGGTAATACCAGTACGAGAATCTTCTTTCGATTCTAACCAAGTAATCTTATCTATACCTGAACTGTTTCCCTGTGGAATCTCCAACCAAGAAATGTTCTTAGGGTCTAGCGTTCTATGTAGCGTACCTGGCTTGTACTTCAAGTTCTCATCTTCTGGGTCTTCTGAACCTGAATAGAATCCTGACGGAGAAATAGTTGCTAACAACTGCCTCATATCCATATTCATAATACGGTCAATCAAGCTTTCATCACGTTCCATAGCCTCGACAACTCCAATACCGTAAATACTTTCTGCGTTTCTCAAGTTCCAATAGCCATAAACACAAGATAGTCTTTTGTGGTCTTGTGGTAAAGGCTCATGAACAACCATAACTCCGTTAATCTCAACAATGAACCAGTCGTCAAACTGATTCTCATAGAAGTACACCTCTGTCATTCCTTTCTTACTCTGTTTTCCACTATTTCCAGTACTTGCACTTGAACCTGAACTTGAACTCCCTTGTATGACTTCTCTTGTATCTCCACCTTCATGCACAAGTTTCATGTTTGGGTACTCTTTCTCTGGGAACATTTTCTTTAAATCATCAATATGGTGAACCTCACGCCAAAGCCAGTCTCGTGTTGAGAAAAAATCTTCTGGTACAGTCTGTTCATCTAACCAAGCGTTATGGTTGTTCATGTTCATGTACTGAATATCATCAACCTTTGTCATTTCTTTAGTCTCGTATTTTTTAGTCTCTTTTCCAGTTTTTTCATCAGTCTCAATAGTCTCTAAAAAGCGAGCATCATGCTTCAAACAACGGTAATAGGTTCGACCAACGAACCAACCTCTCTTAGCTGAGTTAAAAATAGATAGCTTCAACTGCCCTAGTGAGTTTGTTTTCTTCCAAGAGGCATTAGCAAGTCCCTTTAAAAGTTCTTTGCTAGCTGAAAACTTTGGATTGTTTTCTTCAAGACCTACCTCTGGATTTCTATCAATAAGAATACCTAACGCAGACTGCACTTTACCGAACGCATTGTTAATAGAAACTGGAGTCTGTTCTGGGTCTAGTTCTGAAGCTGGAATTTCTGCGTTTCTGTTAAAGTACTGCTTATCCCATTTCTTCATTTGTTCGTCTATGTCCAGTCCTCCAACACTTCTTCGAGAATTTATAAGTTCATTTTTTCTAAACTTGTACTGGTTGTACACTTCTTTTTCATCACCTGTTGGTAAATATCCTTTCTTGCCAATCTTTTCTTCTGCCTTTGGTTTTAAGTTTTTTTGTGCCATATATTTATATATTTATCATACCATAGTTTTGAGCTTGTAAACCCTTATACTGTGGATATTATCTGTTAATACCTCTAATTGCGTATCTTCTTTTTCTATCTTTAAGCATGCTATGTGCTTTCTCTTCTCCAAAGTCTTTCTTTAATCCTTTAAGTTCTATGTATTCTCTTAATTTTTGTTGAGCAACTGTCTCTGGTTTCTTCATACGTGGTTGCCATTTGATACCCTGATAGGCTAGTCCTAAAGCAATCACTCTATCGTCTTTGTTTGAACCTTCAGCTCCATATCCTTGATGACCTGTTTGAGATGTCCGAACAAATGTTTGCATCTCTTTAAGAGCGTCTTCTGAATTAACGTGTATGTACTCTTCACGAACCGCTTCTTCTAAATCATTTACCAAGATAGGCTTCGTTGTTCCTGTTGTTCTCCAGCCGAGCATTTCTTTTCTTTCCTTACTTCTCTTATCAAATACTTCTCGCTTATAAATATTGTAATACTTTGTCTTGATATGGTCGATGAGTGAAATACCTGAAGAGTTAATTTCTGGCACTACTAAAGCATTGTTGTACCATTTTCCTATTTCTATAACATACGCTCCAAGTTGGTCTGGCGGTATGTTAGGCGTGGCGTATTCAGCAGCCTGATTCCCTGTTGAAGCGTTTAATACTTGTATAACGGCATTGTCCTGTCCCAATCCTTCTGAGCTGTCTACGCCGACTACATACCTGAATCCCTGCATAGGTTCTTCCCACACTAAACAGTCTTGCCACTTTCTCATGTCTGGCGGTATTGCATCATGCTTTGCGATATCAGTTTGAGAGAATACTCCAAGACCACTTGAGATAAATGCCTCGATTGCATTAAACGGATACTCTTGTCTGACGAGCTTCTTGTGCCTTCTGACTTTACTTAAATAAAAGTTAAGTTGACCTTTAGTTAGATTATATTTCTCTGGTGCATCTGCCATTAGTTCATATTGCACAGCCAAGACTCTGTACTCTTCGACCAAGTCTTCCATAGTCCTATCAGTTGGAAGTGTATATTCTTTATCCCACAACCAGTTATAAAAAAACTTCTCGTACTCAGAGTTATCTTCGTTCCACTCCTGAAAAGCATAGTTCGCCATTCCATTGGCAGTCGTTTCGTAAGTAATCATGCCGTCTTTAGGGACAGACTCCAGTGTTGCAGCGAGCTTTTGTTCTGAATTAGTAATAAAAGCTAACTCTGATATGTGAAGATTATGGACAGTTTCTCCACGAGTATCAATCGTGACGTATATCTTTGAGCCAATATCTGGAAAATACAACTCGTTTCTGTTCTCAATAGATACTCTTGGCTTAAATCTTGGGTCATCTGGCAAGTTTTCATAGGCTCGCTTAATAATCTCAAATAGCTTAATCACCTTTTGTTTCTCGTGAGCAATTATAGCTGTGTTTACGTTCTTGTTATAAATAGTTTCATCGAGCAAATCTATCAAACCCAAAGTCGAGAATCCCAACTGCCTAGCTTTGAGTATATAGTTTCGCTTCTTTCGCTTCCTTAAATAGTCTTCTTGAGCCTCATTAAGAGGCATAGGAATCAGTCTAGAGTCCTTTGTCTGTATAAAGTACAGGTTGTGCATACGCCATATCTTGTCTGCTATTTTGGCTTCTGTCTCTTTATCACTAATCATAATCTATTATCATCTCTCCCATTATCATGCTGGATATCCTGATGAAAGCCAATCCTGTTATTAGTTTTTTTGTTCGGTAGTAATTCAATAAACTCAATCTCTGATTCCTTCTCAAGTCTTAATGCCTGAGTAATGTTCTTTGCTGAAACAACCTTTTGAATAAGATATTTTTTGTTCATATATTAAATTAGTTGGTGGACTAGGGGAGAATTGAACTCCCGTCCTGTCATTTTATACTCTACATACTTCTAAGCGATGAATGAACTTGTAGTAGTCTCCACAGCTACAGGGTTTTGTTCGTACTTTTTTTGGGGTGTTGTTCTATCTTATATAACAAAAACTATGTAGATAGAATCCATAGCTCCCGTCACACCTATGCTAACTGGTATGAAGTATTTAGTCCAAGCACTCCGAGGAACGCTTGATATGGACTAGCGATTGATTCTTTTGCAAGTATCGTTTGAGTTTAAGGTACTCCTACCTCATCAGTATGTAGTTTTCAAATAACAGTCGAAGCCTGTCTAGCCCAATTTCTGACCGCAATGCCGTATTCTTCTTTAACAAATCCTCTCGAACATTCTAGTCAGAACTCCGAGAACCATAGCATTGGAGGCTGATTCTCGGAGGCCTAATTAGATAGTTGGTTGCCTTGTATAAAGCATTATACCTCCATCTACAGCCTCTTGGCAACACCCAGCATGTTAGTAACTGGTATGAATCTTAATAAGTTTTAGGATACCAGTGCGTTAATGTTTTCTATAATCATAGCCTTTGAGATACCTTCTGTTGACACAACGACTTCGTGACCTCCATGAGTACAACCTTCTCCACTTCTTGAATCTGGGCAAGGCATTTGTGAGTCTGCGAGCATTAAGACTATGCCTGAAGCTCCAGTCTTTTCTCTTATATACGCCAATATCTCGTCTACCATTTCTCTCTTAAACTTGCTGTCTTCTTCTCTTAATTCTTCCATATTTATTTAGTATTATTTATTTCTTCCATTAACTCAAGAGCTTTCTCTTCAAATTTATTTACTGCAAAAATCTGAGCGTCTGTAAACAGCTCCATGATTTCTTCTGTGTCGACTCCATACTCTTCAGCCAATACGTTAATAACAAACAGGTCTGCATAACTAGACCTCCCTACGCTCATAGCTTTTGTAAGACTAAACTCCTCTCCAGTTTGTTCGCAAATCTTCTCTGCCATTTTTATACTTTGTTCTACCGCAGAATCTGCTTTTAATGACATCTTTTGGTACATCTCGTCAAATGTTTTCTTCATATATATATTATTTATTATTAACCCTTTCTTTCTTGGTGGTCTGAATACTTGCCTTTTTCTAATGCCTTCCTGTTATCCATCAGCAATACATTTTCGGTGAAGTCTGAGTCATTAACAAATGTCTTGTCCTCAACCTGCTCTCTGGTAGTTCGCCTTAAACTGATTTCGACAAAGTCCTGTTTACCTGAAGTCATGCCAATCATTCCAACGAGTTTTATCAGTGTGTCTGAACAGTTCTTATCTTCCATTTCTAAAAAGAAACAGCTTAGTACCTTTGTTGCCCTAGCTAATTCCTCTTCTAAATCTTTTGGTAACTTGTTTGAATCCATACTATTTATTATTTAAGCTTTTACTATCATCTGACTTGCCAAGCTTATAAGCTCTTTTTCTGTTACCAGAAACTCCGTATACTTTCCATCTTCAGAGGTTACTTTGTCATCTCGCAAAGCTTTTACTTTCTCTGTATATGAGTCTCTTGCATACTTCGTTGGGAGTGCCTCTAATATCTCTGTGAACTTCATCTCTGCCCTTCTTGATTTAAATGTTTTCATATCCTACTATGCTATGTTATTGGTTATGCTTATATAATGCCTTATAATAGGCAAAAAAGCAATAAGAGTTATCCCCAACAAGCTTTACTCGCATTCCATGGTGAAAGGCCATCTCTCTCGTATAAATATCTTGTGAATAGAATGTTACCGAGTGTGTCTTCAATGTCCATACCGAGGCTTTTAGAGCGTTCTGAGTGGTATCTCTTGTTGACTTGGAAGAGTCCTGTATCGTCTTCATCAACCATTCCCCGAACAAAGTCATCTGTCCCTGCATAGTATTGCCTAGTAGTTGACTCACATCTGGCAATCTCAAGAAATATTACTGGTAACTCTTTAAGTATTTCTTGCTGGATTCTTTGAGTGTCCCAGTCTGACCTGTCTATTTTGATTCTTACTTCTCTTGGAGCTGGCTCTTCATATTCAGCCAGAGCTGTGTTCAGCACCACGATAGGCTGACTTGCATTTTGATAATACTCCAAGCATAAACCTCCTAGTACCATTCCTATTAGCAAAGTCTTGGTTGCTGTCTTTGCTGTTGACATAAATGATTTCTCTACATACTTCTTTGCTTTGTTGTTACGTTTCATATTTATTGGTCTTAATGTATAAACGACAAAGGAGAGCTATTAAGCCCTCCTTACTTTTATTATCCCTTATACAATGCTTTTTGCAATAAGCGATTGTGGATAACTTCTATTATCTATTGGTCATAGTCACCGTTATTTTGTTTCTTTGTGAACGTACTTACAAACTGGGGTCACGTACTGGTTTATTTTCTCGTTATATCTTTTTGGGTGTTGCACTTGTACAGTGCCGTCATCAAACGATAATCGCTCGCCTTCTACTCCACAAACTTGGCATGTGATTTCATCTTCTCTGATTACTAATGTTTTCATATAACTGAGTTAAATTAGTGGTTACCTTCTGGCACTCCACATTCTCTTAATAGCTGTCCTCTCTCTTCTCCTCTGACGTAACCTGCGTTATCTAAAGCTGTATGTACTGCACTTAAGATAGCACTTCTTTCACTTCGGTCATGTGCTTCTGCTGCTGTTCGTACTAGTGATGTTATAAATGCTCTTAGTTCTGTTGTCATATCCTACTATGTTTTATTTATTAACTTAATCTTATAATGCCTTATACAAGGAATAAAAGCAATAAGGATATCCCCATATTTAACGTTAAGACATAAAACTGCAGTTTGACTAATATTTGAGTTGTTCTATGTCTGGCCTTAGCTTTGCATTTCTGGCCTCTATGTCTCTAACAACATCAGCAGGTGTCATGTTTAAGTTTACGTTCACGCTCTCTGTTCTCTCACTCCAACCTTCATTGAGTTGCTTCCAGAGTTTCATACGAGGAGCGTCACCATGCCTGATAGTCTTCTGGGTAAAACTGAAGTCAATGTCTTTCCTGAATTTCATAATATGCGACTTGTTGGATATAGCATTACTCTCCTCAAAGAAGTTTGGTTCTTTCTCCCACTTAGCTGGCTGGTTCTCACCCACTCCAAACTCTCTACAGAAGTCTCCCTTTCTTTTGAGAGAAACCATCTTCATAAATATAGGGTCGCTTGTATCGTAGCCCATTCTTTCTAAGTCAGCAGGGTTCATCATTCTAACCATAGCTGGGATACTGACCCACTCTAAATACATAGCTCTGTCTATCTGGCCTTTTATAGCAAGTAATTTAGGGTTCTTTGTTGTAGCCT